ATTCCAGACTATTGGGTGTAACAGTCTTTTTATTATCAACTTCCACAGTAATGGCTTCATTAACTGTTTGTGTTGAATTGTCCTTTTTTGGTCTTCCCATTTTATTCATCTCCTATAGTTATATTTCTATTATCTTGATCTGGAAATTTTTCACTAATACTTTTAATATGATTTTTAAGATCATTATAGATAGTTTGTGCTCTTGCCTTGGAAAAGTCTTTAGTTTGTTTGATACGAATTAATACTAAGCCTTTTCCTAAAATTAATCCTGTTTTTTTATTATCATATCCTTTATTTCTTTTGAGATTATCATTGCCCCATACTGGCTTAAAGTGAGACGGACCATCAACCTCAATAGCTATATTCAGAGTAGGAAGAAAAAGATCAATCTGCAACTTAGTATTTAGTAATGATTGTTCTTTATGAAAATCAACCTTAAATCCATCCTCAAGAAGTTTATTCAACAAGAACTTTTCTAATTTTGATCCACTCTTACTAGCTTCTCTAACAGCAGCATTAGCTTCTCGTAAAATATTTTCTTTGATATCGTCTGATAAATTTTCCCAATTTTTTCTAGCCTTTTGTTTTCTTTGCTCAATTGTTGTTTTGTCTAAGTTTTCCCAAGAGTTCATTACTGACAAACCAATTTTATTCTTTACAGATTCTGGTCGTTTTTTACCTTCTGTTGGATGAGATGCTTTGCCGGTTTTTAAAGCATTCTTTTGAGCCGCACTTTTATCTCTAATATTAATTTTAAATTTTATAGCATCTCGACGTATTTTATTAGCATATGTTCCTGTTTGTTTTGCAATATCTTGAAAACTTTTATTGTTAATTTCATACTCTTTAGTTAATAATTCTTTTTTTTGTTTTTCCGACATTTTATCATAGTTCATGTTTTTTTATCCATGTTAATTGAGAATTTTGATAAGTAATAATATTGCAGTTTTTAATTAAGTTTGTATCAACTGTTGAATCATACTGAGGTATAAATATAGCACACTTACCAGACAAAGAATCCTTATATTCTAAATAATCTTCAACATCTAAGAAAACAACCAATCCTTTATAAGCAATAAGATAGTATGGTGTTAAAACGCTATGTTCTGAAGTAACATAACCAACATTAGTAGTAAAGATAAAAAAATCTTTATAACAGCTATCTAATAAAAAAACTTTTAATTTATTAATAGTATCAACATTATTTTCAATATTATCAGTAAATATTGCTATTGCTTCTGTGTTCATGTTTTATATGGTAATATCTTTTGATTTAAATCAATCATTTTATTAAAAATCTCAAAAATAAAACAATTATGATTTGAAGGATTAGAAATTAAGTTTTTAAACAACGACATTTGATTTTTAGATATATAATAGACTTCAGACAAATAATTTTCAAGATCATAAGAAATATTATCTATCTTATCATTATTAATAATACAGCCTAGTCTGGTTTTAATTTTATCACTAATAAATACTTGAGATTCCTCTGTGGGTATAAAATTATGAAACATTGAGTTTTTTATTAGGTGATCTCCAAATAATATTATGCAAGAATCATCTAGTTCATTTTTAATTAAGTTCAAACTATAAACATTATTACGGCTTTCATATAATTCATTATAGACAAACTTTACATTCTCATAATAATCTATATGCTTATTAACATACGATGATAACCTTTTACTATCAAATCCATAAATATAAAGTATATTACTATTAGGAAAACACGAATTAATAATTTTATATTGATGATTTAGAATATTTTTGTTTTGGTGTTTGATTAATGCAACACAACCCCTAGACTTCATTCTTTTTTGATATTTATCACCCAATATAATTATATTCATATAATAGTATATTTATCGGTATTATTTAATAAGTTATTTCCATGGAATGCATCGAACCGGTAAACCAAAGTGCTAAATATTAATGTGCTATTATCTTTATTAGAAATTACCTCAAACTGATCAAGATCATCATGCACAATAGCATTTGTTTTATTAATCATAAATTCAATATCTTCATTATATTTAGTAATGCTACATATGAATCTATATTTTGGATTTAATGAAATAGTATTATACAGAATCTGTTCATAGTTTAGTGTTGTATCAACTATTGTTTGAATACGCCAAACATAACCAACACTGTATTTTTGAAATAATGTACTAATATTAGTATATGATAATTTTAGTTCATCATCTACATATCTAATTAGAATAACTTTTTTGGGTTGAATTTTACATTTTGATATTTGTTCTAATATCTGATCTAAGTTATTAATATCTATATTTTTAAGATCTATAACAATATAGTAGTCTAGAGTATTAGTTTCAAAATACTTTGTTATTTTTTCTTGTATATCAGCATCTGATAAACCAAATTGATCAAACCACTTATTTTCTCTATATCCTAAGCATTTTTTACCATTAATAATGTAAAATTCTTTAGCATCATCATATGCTTCTAGAATCTGAACATTTTTATTTTTATATTTTTCTATATAGTTAATAGCACAATCTGTTTGAGTGTTATTATCATAAATAGCAAAAACACAATCTTTACACGGTGTGTGAATAGAATTAATTTTTTTGTCTATCATAGAAAGTCTTCTTTATTTATTGTTTGTGGATTTAATCTCATCTTTTCGCAATTAATCTTATTAGTAAGTAATCCTTCCAAGATATTAATTGCATATTCTTTATTAATGGATGTAATACTACCATTTTTAGCTATTAATCCACCATCTAATTCCTTAATTATATTTTGTATATTAGCTGTTTTTAATAGATGTGGATCATTAATAACATTTAGACAAATAAATTCTATAAATTCTTTGTTTGTTAAATCCCTAGGAACTTTAACAGACATATTTTGTACTTGTGGCACATTAGTAGAATTCCACGGTATTTTATTACGAACATCTATAGAATCAAATGCTTCTTCCCAAACCTTATATACATTGTCCCAACTATACATAGAAATACATTTTTCTCTAATAATTTGACTATTATGATATTTTGTATCATCAGAAGTATTTACAAAAAAATCAAATAGAGTTTTAGCAGTAAATTCATTGTCTGGATATGCTCTATCTGCATTAATCTCCATCTCTCTGAATAGGCATTTAACAGGGATTTTTATACCATTTAAGTTTTCAACGATCTCTGTCATTGCACTATAATCTACAGAAGCCAATTGTAGTCCACAGGCAGCAGCCTCAACTTGAGGCATACCAAATCCTTCGCAAATAGCATACTGAACAAATATATCAAAAAGATTATAAATTTCATTAAGATTATTAGTAGATAATCCATTAGTTGGACCAGCCATCATAACAGAAGTAGTACCACAAGAACTGCATCGACCAATTCCAGTATTAAATTTACCAGGATAAAAATGACCACAATGTTTACATTTGTATGTAAAGTATACTTTATCCAGCAGACCGTATTCTAACAATAATGACGGTATATCCCACCCATTATCTTCTGGATAAGATGTATGTAAATATAAATATGTTTTATTGTAAACATCATAATGATTAGAAAGCTTAAGATTTTCTAAAAATAATTTAAATGATGCAAATATTTCTGCAATAAGTTTGCGCTTTTGATTACGCATCACTAAACCAACAACATTTATATCTTTACCAAAATATTTGATTTTATGTTCAGTTTTATTGTCAAAAGGATAAAACTCCGTTGAATTTATTCCGGCATTAGCAATTTTGGGAAAAAGATTAATTTTATTGCCACAATACTCTGATAAAACATTCTTGGCCCATTGAGTATATGGAACAACTAATTCTGCATTTTGATATGTATATAACCATTCTATTCTTGGTGGACTAGAATCTGTTGTTGGCATAATAATCCAATTAAAGTGTTTTCTATATGGACTAGCATCTTGATAAGAATACATCCAATAGTCTCTAACATCAAACACTATATCTGGCTTAAAATCAATTAAACACCGATTAAATCTCCACATACCAAACTGATTTAGTGAATTATTTTTATAATCATTTAATCTATTATCGTTATGGGCAACTGCATTTGGATAAAATTTCCATGGAATATTTTTAATTTTTGGATGATTAATATCTACATAACAACCAAGTTCTGCCACTTCAAACTTATCGCTTGAGTGTAGACGAGATAGTATTTCTTTCCCGTAGACACCATATCCGGTATCTAAAACACTCGCATCATTAACCGTAAAAATTCTTTTTTTCTTCATAATGTTATCTAAGAAAAATCTCTAGTAACATAATTACTAGAGATTCTCTTAGACATCCTTGTGTTAATTAAGTTCAAAAGGCAACAGTAGTGTCTGCTGTCTTTTCGGACCTCTTGGTTTTGACAATCTTAGCAAAGTTATTAACCCTAACCTTTAGAGTACTATGCTTTACACCATCCTTTTCCCAGCTATCATTGCGTAATGAACCTTCTACCATCACTAGGTCACCCTTCTTAAAAGATGATCCAATTGCTTCGGCACCACTATCCCATGCTTCGCACTGAATAAAAGAAGTTACCTTGTCCTGTTCTCCATTAGCCTTGGTAAACTCCCTGGAAACAGCAACAGTAAAATTAACTACTGATGTTTGCTTGTCTCCAACAACTCGTAGTTCTGGATCCCTAGCAAGATTACCACGCAACATAACAATATTCATATTATCTCCTTTAAATTTATTAAATACAAAAGTTCAAACCAACCACCAACTGTTTTATTGTAGTTCAAGGGGGTGTGGTGTCAAGTCTTGGCCACGTATGCCTTTTCCACTATCAATCCATCACCATTTTTTGATTTGTTGCCCTTAACAATAACAATATTTCCAGAGAATAAAAGATTTTTATATTCCTTATATTTTTCTGGAAAAAATACAATAGAATCAACAGTACCAGTTGTGTCTGTTATTGTCACAAAAGCCATTTCTGAACCTTTAGTTTTACCAGTTTTAGTTTTTGTCACATTGATAAAATCTATCTCACCACCCAATATTAGATTTTCTTGACAATTAGTATTTTTTAATTCTCTGCATGTAATATTTGTCATACTAATATCATACATATCCAGTTTAGAGCAAGTTATAGAACAACCAAGCAGAGTATCTTCCGAATCCGCTATCCATTCTGGAGAATCATCTAGCGAATATGGAGGATTTAGTAATGAATATATCATATCCTGTATGTTGTTTTTTCTATTTTTATTAACTCTTGGCAATGTTAATAAATATTCTAATCCATCTTTCAATGATGTCATTTTATCTAGAAAGCCCACAATATTTTCAACTTCTTTTTTGGTTAATCCACTGATTAGATTGTACTCAAACAGCATTTGATTTCTGGTCAATTTTATAAAACTCAATGAACCGCTTTGTATCAATGCTTTTGCGGCTGTAGAATTAATATTATTTAATACCAAGAATAAAAACTGTAACCAATTAGCACTATCAAAATCTACAGTCTTGGATAGATTTATTAATTTTTCAAAAACAGACCCACCAACACCCTTGATATCTGTTAAACCAAAATAAATTTTATTGTTCTTTAATTCAAAAAACTGGTTTTTATTTCTTATATCAGGAGTATTAATATTTATATCCATCTCATTGGCATTTTGTACCAATTCTTTAATTTCTGCTTGTGGATCAATTTTATCTTTAGCAAATCTTAAATATGATGCAAAGAAGATCTTGGGGAAGTGCGCCTTTGCAAAAGCTGATAGATAAGCATTTATTGCATAACTAACAGCATGGGATTTGTTAAAAGAATATCTTTGACTTTTTTCTATCCAACCGAAAATTTGTTCAGCTTCGTCTTGAGTAACAATATTTAGTTTCTTAGTACCTTCTAAAAATCTTGCTTTAACTTTGGCCATTTCTTCTGGTTTTTTCTTGCCGATGGCTTTTCTCAACATATCAGCTTCTTGCAAATCGAAGCCAGCAATAACTTTGGCTATTTCCATGGCTTGTTCTTGATAAACCATTTCGCCATATGTATTTTTCAATACTGGTTCTAAGCTATTGTGGAAATAGTCAACAGATTCTGAACCGTTCTTTTTATCAATATAATGATTGCTTACTGTTTTGCCATCTCTAATAGCTTCAAGACACCCTGGCCTCATAATACTAATAAGCGCAGATAATTGTTCTATATTCTCTGGCTTAAGTTTTTTAGCCATACTACGACCAAGACGGGACTCTAATTGAAAACACCCCTTGGTGTTACCACTAGAAATTAAATCCCATGTTCTGTCGCATTCTAAATTGATATTATCGATATTAGGATCGAATATAACACTTTTAGAATCAACGTTATCTTTTAAACTAAAAGAGCATCCACAAGGATATTGATATTTTTTACTCATTATTAAACGAATTCTTAAACTTTATTTTTTGACTCAAATTTCTATGTAACTTCATAAAACGTATAATAATTTCAGCAGTATCTTTTACGTCTTTTAACGCATCGTGTGCTCCAACTTTAGATATGCCAAAATAATCTCTAACCGAATCTAATGTATAGCTCTTAAGATCTCCATTATTTTCAAACCAATAGAAAATTAAGTTCATAGCATCCACAGTATCTCTAGGATAAAATAAACTTGTTTTTTCTTCTTTATTTAAGTTTCCATACTTTTGACTTAATCTTTCTATAATATGAAGATCAAATCTGTGAATGTTATATCCTGCTGCTATCGGAGCACTAAACTGGCTCTTTTTAGAACTTCTAGAATGATATTTATCTAAATAATTAGTAAACATTTTCCAAGAATGTTCTTGCTTAGGATATTGATACCATGCTTTTAATACGTCGTCCTGAGAACAGCCCTTAACCTTAGAATGAAAATCTAAAATATCTGTTGTATATTTATAGTTATCATTATTTTCCAAAACTTCTGGTTTAAAGTTAATATTAAATTCTGATCCTTCTATAATTTCTAGTTGCAAAGGATCAATCATAATAGCCGCTATTTGAACAGGACTACAAGCCCTAGGATCAGAACCGTCAGTTTCAAAATCAAAAACGCAAATTTTATTGTAATTGATCATCTACCTCTACCTCTGATTCAGGCTTAACAAATGCTTTCTTTGAGTTTGACACATCTTCAGCATTTATCGATCTGCAACAGCTAACTTTTACTGTTGGTATTTTTTTAAATTGTACATTGTCTAATTTGAAAAGATCACCATCATTAAGGTCTTTAAATTGCTTAATCATATCTGTACTCCTTCTTCTAATAGGTTTTGAATAGTCATAATTTTATCAAGCATTGCTACTCCTAGAATATCAAACTTGATAATACCGATACTTTCTAAGTCTTGCATTTCCATACCAGCAATCAGCTGATCGTTCTTATTATCATAGATCATTGGACACAATTCATCAAGTGGTTCGGAACTAATAGCAATACCGGCTGCGTGTTTTGATTGATTAGACTTTGTTCCTTCAAGTCTTATGGCTTGTTCAAATCTTTTTGCTAATGGACCTTGTAATTCATTATTTTCATCAATATAACACCACTCTCTTAGCTTATCTTCATTATTTTCCAAAGCCCATCTTATAATAGACGCTTCTCCGGTTTCTTCTTTCATTTCTTGAAGTTCATCAGCAATTTTAGCTTCATCAGGAATATTTTTGGTTATTCTATTCATTTCTTCAAAACTAATATTACCATATACTCTTAATACGTCTTTTAAAGCTCCTCGTCCTTTTATAGTATTAAAAGTTACCATTTGAGAAACTTTGTCGAAACCATATTTTTCTTTAATGTATTGGATAATAAATTCTCTTTTATTAATAGGAACGTCAACATCAATATCTGGCATGGAAATACGATCTGATGTATTTCTACCAGCATTATAAAATCTATCAAACAATAAATTATATTTTATTGGATCAATATTAGTAATTCCAATTAAATATGAAACTAAACAACCGGCAGCACTACCTCTACCCGGTCCTGGTAGCCAACCTTGTGATCTTACATAATTAACTATATCTTGTACTATTAGAAAATAACTACTAAGACCAGCACCTTGTAAAACTTCTAGTTCATATTTGATACGGTCTACATAGATAGGATGTTGATCTTTGGGAATAATATCAGCAATTTTTATTTTCCATCCTTTGCGACATAATTCTCTCAAATATTCAGCATCATCAAATCCTTTTGGACAATCGAAAGGAGGTAGTTTAGGTTTGCTTAAAATATCATAGTCTTCTACCAAATTAGCTACAAAATTAGTGTTACTAATCTCATCATCAGTGTGCCATTGTTTCATTTCTTCTTGAGAAGGAATATGATAATTATCCGAAGTAAAAAAACAACCTAACGGAACATCTTCATTATTACTAATTTTACGACTAATTTCAGGAAATGTGGTTTTTAAATTATTACATAAGAGGATGCGTTGATCAATAGCATCTTCCTTACGGCAATAGTGAGCATCTGGAGTACATATAACCTTAGTATTGGTTATTTTTCCTAGTTCACGAATGCTTTGTGTTAATATATTTTGTACTGGTAAATTAGTACTATCCATTAATTGGGCTTCTAAAAATACATTATTTTGAAATAAGTTTTTCAGATAGAGAATGTGTTGTTTTCCTATTTCAAGCCAATCATCTTTTAGAACACTACCATCTAGAATAGCGTCTGCTAATGTTGAACCCAAATGACCAGTTATGGCTATCAAATTACCATCATTAAGAGATCCTAAAGTTTTAAGATCTAGTCTTGGTTTATGATAATAAAATTCAGGATTATTAGATGCTGATACTATCTTAATTAAGTTTTTCCATCCTTTATAATTCTTAGCAAGAATAATAAAATGACTTAGATTTCTATTATCTTTTTCTTTAATAGATGGATCTTTTTCACAAATATATAATTCACATCCAAGAATAGGTTTAATACCAGCCTTTTTCATAGCACTATAAAATTTAACAGCACCGGCAATATTACCGTGATCTGTTAATGCACAAGCAGATGCCCCTATTTCTTGGCAACGCTCTGCTATTTGATGAGGCTGACTTAATCCATCCAACAAAGAAAATGTAGAATGACAGTGCAGAGGAATGTAATTCATTCGGCGCTTCCAGGTGCTTTATACTTACCTACAGTATAACCAGGAACAGTGTATTGGTCAACTACATTGTCTATGCCTTTGACCTCTATTTCATGTTTAATCTGTTCACACTTGGTCATTGGAGCATCAATTTTGCACAACTGACCATCCCTATATTCTAAGATGGGTAGTGCATGGGTATTCTCAAATGTGGTTTTTCCAAAATGGCATAGTTTTGTGCATTTCCAACTTTTATTAAGTTGCGGTATTTGAGTGTTCTTTATGGTTTCAAATTTACGACGAATCATATCTTCTGTTTTAGGAAGATCAGAATGGTCATAACAAACACTAAAAGCTCCACCATCATTAATAAAGTTGATAGTAAAAATGATATGTTCTATATGAGGATACAATTGACTCACAGCATAATGATAAATTCTTAACTGAGGATCATTTTGCAATTTTGCTAGTGTTTTTTCTTCACCAGTTGCCCAATCTAATCTTCTTCCTGTTTTCCAATCCACAATCTCAATTGTGTTATCATTAACAGAGGTAATAAGGTCAATAGTGCCTTTAATAGCCAGTTTGCCCTCTAACATACCATCCTTAGTCTTATACCTATAATCTGCCCAAGGTTTATTTATTAGAATATCAAAGTGTTGTTCTGGTTGAAGTATGGTACGGTTCCTAGGATCAAACGATCCATTATACGCCGTAATAGCTTTATTGACCCAAAGACGACAATCTTTTAAATCTTTGAGTTCCCACTCATGGTGTTTAAACTGAGATGTATAATAAGAGTATACCTGTTCTATAATATGGTCAAGATCATAGTCTTTGATATTAATTTCTCCCATAATATCATCATTATAAAGTTTTTCATTATTTTGATTTCCTAATTGTATATAGGCCAATATTTCCAAAACCTTATGACATATTGTGCCTTTATCCGCTTTTTTATTAGAAGGAGAACGTATGCCTAAAACATATTCAAGAAAATATTGTTGTTCGCACATAGAGTGCGTACCATAAGAGCTGCTTCGTAAGTATGTAATTATAATGGTAGTATTCCTTTATTTTGTAGAAAAGATTTTATTATATTTTCTTTTTCCTCCAAAGATATATTTTCGTTATTTATAATCAAACTAAATCTAGACCAATCATATTTATCTGGATCAAGTGCTACTTCTGGCTTAGAAAAAGAATTAAAAGGATTTCTGGTAAGTCTTATTACAAATCCTCCATTATCTAATACAGCATCAACTTCATTTGGAAATCTGTTGTCTAAAACAATAGCTAAATCATATTCTTCTCTCTTAATTTTATTAATAGTAGCATCAACCCAAATTTTATTTTTTATTTTACGAAAGATTCCTGTTCCAACAACTTCCATTACTTCTCTGGCAGTCATGAACTCGTCTTGGTCATATCCAGGAATATCTTTCCACTTTATATCTGTTAAGCTATTTTTATCTTCATCACTACCATAGCATTGATCATATGTGAGTCCTAGTAGATTGATGCAGATATCTTGTTTGAGAGGATCAGCAAAACTATATAGCTTACAAGAGATAGGTAAAAAATTTTGTTTAATAAATTTTTCTATATATTCTCCTGCTGTGCTTTTGCCAGATTGTTTTCTTCCAGAAAAGGCTATGATCTTAGTCATTTGATACTTTCTATATATGTCTTAATTTCTGTATTGATTTCTTGACTATTCATTTCACCAACATCTGATTTGCTAATTTTAGGAATAAAAATACGATATGTATTTTGACATTTTTGTTTGATGGTTTCTGCTGCTTTACGACCAGCATCATCGTTATCTGTTAGAATCACAAGATTCATAGCTCCTGATGAGTCTAATAATATTTTTTGTCTATCGCTTAATGATGAACCAAACATGCCAACACTATTATGGATACCATTTTCTTCTAATCTCCAAACATTTCCCGGACTTTCTACAATAATTGCAATACTACTTTCTAAGATATGCTTTTTAGCAAACCAAAAGTTATACAAATAATTTTGACTTTTAAAATCTAGATTATGCTTCCATTTGCAATATTTCCATATTACATTTTGATCAGGACACTTTTCTGATGGACTATGATGACTTTTGCAAGATTGGCACTTTTCAAATATGCTGCGACCAGAACAACCAACCATATATCTATAGTCGTTGTCATAGATTGGAACAACTATTCTATTATGCATTTCTTTACCAGCCTTATCACACAATCCAACGTCATACTTTATTAAAACCTCTTTAGAGTATCCTCTATCAATATAGTATTGTGCTGGTATTTGTAAAGACTTAGTAATTTGTTGTCTTGTAATTAATGACTCGTTCGTTGATTGATTGTTGTTTAAATAATTTACAACATTTGTGAACTGTTTCTTTTCTCTTTCTGTTTTAGAAATTTTAATGCTACTTAAGTCTTTATTAATAAACTTTGTAGCAAAATCTACAGCTTCTTTAAAAGAACAGGTTGAATCTCCAGATTGTCTCCATCCATATTGCTGGTTAGATATAATACCACGAATAAATCCTATTACAGAACCTTTGAATACTTTTTCACATCCATGAGTTCTACACTTCCAATTACCTCTATAATGATCACCTTCTGGATATAAGTTTAATGCAGATTCATTGTCTCCACCATGAATGGGGCAGGACATGGTTATCATTTTATTGGTAAATTTATAATCTAAACCAAAAGTGTCCAATAAGGTTTCTATATTATCACAAACCTCATCACATACTATTTTCAGCTTAGCCTGATCATTCAAATGGGATTTGGTCTTCATCATTGTTGTCATCTACTATGAAACCCTCGCTTTTAGATTTAACATTGTTTAATATTTCTAGTCTTGTTCGTCCTTCTGTTATTTTGGCACACCAGCCCTTCATATAACAGTTAATATAATCATTATCATCTAGTCCTCCACCATGGCGACTAATAAGAGGAACTAATTTTCTATTACCATTATCTGGCCCATCTTCAGCAATCTCTTCATCACTCTTTCTTTTAAAGATGCTGAAATTACTACATAGCCAAATAATACGGTCTGATCCACTTGCTGAATCTGTGCTTTCTTTAGTTATGCCGTCCCTATTAAGCTGAATAAATGCCACGATAGGAACTTTATATCTAACAGCAAAATTATGTAGGCTGGTCATCATAAAACCTAATACCTGATATTCTTTTAAATCTTGGCTCATACCAGCACTATCCATAAGTTTTAAATAATCATAAAAGATTACGCAATCCTTGGCTGTTCCGTCATCATTTAATCCAACCTCTTTAACTAGCCATCGTCTCATAATTGCTAGCTGATCTTCAAAAGGTTTGCCAGCTATACTCTTATGATAAATCTTCATCTCTTTTAGATCTTTGGCTGCTTTATTTAGTTTATTTCTTTTGTCTGGAGAATCAGCAAACTTTCCAGTTTCGATATTATTAATTTCTATCTCACTCATCATAGCCAACAAACGATGTATGTGATCTTCCTTGTTCATTTCTGTATCCATATTTAGCACAGGAATACCCAGGCTGGCCACATGCTTACCCATATTATCGGATAATAATGTTTTACCAGTTTTGGGTCTGGCCCCAATAACATTAATTGTTCCTTTTCTTAAGCCACCACCAATTGCCTGATCGTATATTGGAAATCCTGTTGGTATACCAACTTGGTCAATTTTATTCTTTTCCAAATTCTCAATATAAGAATCTATATCTGTGCCGATTCGCTCTGGTCCAGTATCAGTATCATTTAATAATGATGTAAAATTAAAGATGCTATCTTCTGCTAAACCAATAATTGAAGAGATTGGCTCATTACCAGTAACCTCTAAAATTTTATCTTGTGTTTGTTCTAATTGCTTTCTTAAAAGCCTAGCAATTTCTAGTTTACGAATTTTAGCAGCAAATCTACGAACATTTTCTAGACTAACAGGAAAGTCCATGATAGCCCTTAAATGTTGTGTTTCTTCTTTTTTGGAAAGAATATGAGAAACACCAACTTCTTGAGCAATTGAATATATCGAAGCAATATCTATTTTAGATTGATTATTTTCACACAGTGTCTTTAAACACTTAAAAATAATACTATTGCTATCAATTGTAAATGATGTTTCTTGAATAATATCAGCTATATCAAGATAAGCTGCTTCACCATACTGACAAATACCAGCCAATACCGCTCTTTCTGCGGCAGGATCACACAAAATCATCAGCCTGCTCCCGTTGAACACTTGTTACATTTATATCTTTCTATAGACTCCACCAGCATTGGTGCAATCTTTTCTTTTTTTCCACAAATCCTACATTGAACATTGATAAAATCGAATGGTCTATTTCTTGCTGATGGTGGTGGTTTCTTAATTTTTTTATCTATTTCCACATCCTCTTTGCACATAGTAAATTCAGCCATACTATTAAATTTGTTTACGGCCTGCTTTTTCTTTTTTGTTTTTGGTGTGCTTTTTTTAGTTGATGATTTTGGTTTTACATCAACATCATCGTCATCATCTTGTAATCCCTTTTGCAGAATAGCAATTAGGGCTTTAATATCATCTTTATCAAGACCCATGTTTCACCTTTGTTCTTTGTATAGATAACATAATATCAGAAAGATTCTTTACACTATTAGCTAAATATGATAGTCTATCAATACGTTGTTGTGCATACTTTTTAATCTTACTAAGTGTGCTAGCCTTATCATTATGTTTAATAGCTTGTAGTGATTTTTCTACATATCCGTAGCCCTTGTAATTATTCAATTCGTCCGCTATTGTTTCCTTAATATTTTCTTCTGCCCAGTTATGTCTGGCTATTTCT